GGCGTCGGCGGCCTCGCCGGCGGCGATCGACGCCGCGTCGGTCTCGACGACGTCGCCGTCGCGCAGCCGCCGGGTCCAGTAGCCGCTCTCGGCGACCGCGCGGCCGTAGGCCGGCAGGAGATCGCGGCGCACGGGGTCGCGCACCATCAAGTGCGGCGGGCAGGCCTGGCCGAGCTGCTCGGCGAGCGCCGGCGGCACCGGCGCGGGTTTGACGTGAAGCATGGGTCGAGTCCCCTCTCGAGCTACTGCGGCAGGTCGATCTTGGCGGCGGCCTCGGGCCGCCCGTCCGGGCCGGTCGTGCGCGGCGCCGGCGTCGCGGCGTTCGCGAAATCGGCGTTGAAGCGCGGATCGGCCGTGTAGGTCCCGGTCTTGTCGAAGGTGCCGGTCAGGTCGGCGTCGACGTCGATGCCCTCGAGCTGATCGGTCGGCGGGAACGGATCGCCGTTGGCGTCGATGGTCGGCTCGAACACCTGGAAGACCTCGACGTGGAACGCGACCACGGTCTCGCCCAGGTGCTTCTTGCCCTCCGACGTGACGGTCATGTGCGTCTCGACGCCGGCGAACTGCTGCACCTCGTTGTCGTAGATGAACTTGCCGTTGCAGAGCAGCGCCGCCTCGATCTGCTCCGACAAGGTCTCGAGGTCACTCTCGGCCGCGGCCTCGCTGGTGCGCTCGACCCGGCCGGTCGCGGTGACCGTGATCAGGCTGTCGAACTGTGGCGCGCCGACGCGGCCGCGCGACGTCTTGCGCTCGAGCGGCGTGCGCACGATCACCAGCGGGTACTTGCCCGACCAGGTCGCCCAGTCCTCCGGCGAGAACACGTCGTTGCCGGCGAGCGTGGCCGCCGACTTCAGCGCGTTCACCGCGGCGGTGCGCAGCTGGGTGCGATCGATCATTGGCTGGATCAGCCGCTCAGGTAATTGAGCAGCAGCAGCGCCTCGCCGACGCCGTCCGGCCGGACCTCCTTGACCGCGAAGGTCTGACCGAGCCGCGTGATCGTCACCTGGTCGCCCTGCACCGGCTCGGCCTTGCCGAGCTGGGCGAACTGGACCAGGCGCACGCCGAAGGCGGGCGTGCTCGACGTCGCGATCGGCTCGTCGGCCGACAGCTGCACCGGGTGATACCCCTCGGTATAGATGCCCGTGACCGGGAACGACGGGCCGCCGGCGGCCGGCGCGAACGTCGCCGGCTCGCCGAAGCTGTCGTTGCACGGCCCGAGCACGAGCGCGTCGAGGTCGATGCCTGCCATCGGTCAGGGCCGCCGGCGCTCCGTGCGCGCCGGGTCGCGCCGATAGTCGTAGGGGCCCTTCTTGTACTTGGTGTACGGCGCGGGCTTGTGCCGCCCGCGCCGCTTGCCCCTCGGCGCGTTCTTCACGACCGCTGCTCGGTGACCGTCGGGCCGTCGGCCGCGGTCGTGCCGACGCCGGCCGGCGCCGGCGCAACCGGCGCGTCCGGGTCGACCAGCACGCCGCGCTTGCGCAGCGCGGCGGCCTCGGCGGCGTCGAGATCGAGCTCGGCGCCGGGCCCGTGGTCCTTGCCGCCCGACCGCAGCGTGTTGCGGGGCGCGACCGTCACGGTCACGCGCCCGCCTTCCCGCTCGCGCGCCACGGCTACGAGACGACCGCGTCGCAGACCGTCGCCGCGAGCGCGGCGTTGACCCGGCTCGGGATCACGATCGGCGACGACTGCATCAGCAGCATGCGCTGCGCCGGGTCGTTCTCGAGCCAGGTCTTCGGCGCGTAGGGCAACGCCGCGTAGTTGAACGCCGGGTCGAGGATCTGGCCGAACGCCCGCGTGCCCATCAGGTCCGGGCCGGCCATGATGATCGTGCCGTCCGGCACCATCGGCTGCTCGACGTTCGAGTCGTCGACATACCAGTCGTTGTAGACCCACAGGTCGTACTGGCCCCACCGGCCCTTGTAGACCGCGCCGCGCTGGATCTGCGAGCCGATCTGGATGGTGTTGCCCTGGCCCGAGCCCGGGTACCAGATGCCCTGCTTGACCACCGGGTCGAGCAGGAACAGCGACCACGGCGTCGTGGTGAACACGATGTCGGTCGCGACCGCGCCGGACTTCTTGAGGATCGTGTGCGCCCACTGGTCGATGTCCTGGGTCGGCACGATGCCGGTGTCGGTCCACTTGTGGCCGGTGCCGAGCGTGACGGTCAGCGCGGCGTCGCGGCCGAAGTCGACCACCACGGTCGGGAAGCCGTCGCCCGAGATCGTGACCGTTCCGCCGAGCAGGGCCTGGGCGGCCATCCACTCGAGCCGGCGATCGAGCATGTCGATCTGGTCGGTCATCTCGAACTCGAGGTTCGCCATCTCGCGCTCGGCGCCGGTCAGCTCGCCGCCGATCCGCTCGCCGATCATGCGGCGCACCGGCTTGCGCAGGTCGGGCGCGCGCTTGTCCTTGATGTAGGCCGGCTTGAAGATGTTGGTCTGGTAGCGCCGCTGCTCGACCAGCTTGCCCTCGACGAGCGGCGAGACGAACGGTGACATGCGCCGCTTGCCGACGTCGACGTCGATCGACACGAACTCGGTGTCGCTGGTCACGATGTTCGGGAAGAACGTGTCGAGCAGGAACTTCTGCGCGCGCTTCAGGTTCGGCACGACCTGGATGAGCACGTTGGTGTCGAAGATGAACGTGTTGGCGCCGGCGGTCATGGCCGAGCCCTCCTTTTAGCGGTTTCGGGGGTTGCGGAGCGGGGGATCAGGTCGGGTCGGCGGCCGAGACCGACGACTTGAGGAAGATCCCGAGCGGGCGCAGCGACGCGGTCGCGCTGGCGAGCGAGATCGAGACGTCGAGCGTGATGGCGTTCGAGTTGAACTCGCCCATCAGGTAGATGCCGCTGACGACGTCGCCGCCGCTCGCGTCGGCGTCGTCGGCCAGGATCGCGACCGGCACGGCGCTGCCGTCGACCGCGGTCGCGACCGCCTTCTTGTACTTGCCCGAGCCGGCCGCGACCGTGATGTCGAAGCCGTCGCCGACCACGAAGTCGGTCGCGCCGGCGGCGATCACGAACTTGATCTGGTCGGCGAAGGTGGCGCCGACCGTGTACTCGCCGAGCGAGTCGCCCTTCGGATCCTTGATCTCGAAGGTGCCGCTGTTGGTCGCCGCGGCGATGCAACGCGCGGTGTAGACGCCGGGCTGCGCGTTGGCCAGCACCGGCGTGGTCGCGTCGATGGTGAACGTGCCGTTGCCGGTATTGCCGCCGGCCTTGGCCGCGCCGGTGGCGCTGGCGAGCGTGACCTTGCCGAGCACGGTGCCGCGCGTCAGCGCGGCCGCGCCGGTGATGGTCACCGAGTTGGTGACCAGCTTGAGGTTCCCCGCGATCAGCTGATCGGGGATATAGGCCTCGGTGTTGATCGAGGGCTGCTGCGGATTGTCGCTGATGTTCGTCATGACGGGCTCCTTCTCGTCGAGGCCGTATCTTTCGACGCCTCGAGCCCGCCAGGGCGGACCCTGGCAGGCTGAGGCGGAATGACCGGCGGTGGAGGCCGGCCGCGCTACGCCGGCGCTGAGCTACTTCTCGCCGCGCGCCTTCTTGCCGGCGGCGATGATCGCGGCCGCGAGCGCCTGCGGGCTGCCGGCCGTGGCGCCGCCGCCGGCGTCGCCGGAGCCCGGGTTGGGGATGTCGACGCTCGCCATCGCCGCCGCCAGGCCGCGCGCGCCGGCCGGACCGCCGCGATCGCGGGACGCCAGCGCCGCCAGCACGCCGACCGCCTGCTTGCGGGTCAGCGCGGTGTTGAACGCGAGCTCGGCGGCGACGTCGGGCCGGCCGGCGGCGTGCGGCGAGGCGAAGATCGCCGCGCAGCGCCGGCGCTCGCGCGCCCGGATGCGCGCGGTCGCGCTCGAGCCGGCCATCTCGCCCGGCTCGTCGTCCTCCTCGTACTCGGCCTCGTCGTCGTCCTCGGCGCGCTCCTTGTCCTCGTCGCCGTCGCCGTCCTTGTCGTCGGCGCGCTTGCTCTTCTTGCCCTTCTTGCCCTTGCCCTCGTCGCCCTCCTCGTCGTCGTCGGGCTCCTCCTTGGGCTCCTCGGCGCGCTTGCCCTTCTCGTCCTTCTCCTCGCGATCGCGCTCCTCCTCCTCGGCACGGCGCGACTCGGCGGTCTTCTCGGCGGCACGGGCGCGCAGGCCCAGCAGATGCGCGAAGGGCGCGGCGCCCGCGATGGCACGCAGGGTCATCGTTCGATCCTTTCGGTTCGGGTTGGTCAGCCGAGCTCGTCGAGCAGGGCGGCGAAGGCGGCGTCTGGCGCCATGACCGCGTCCGCGAGGCCGAGGGTCACGCCCGCGGCGCCGAGGAAGGTTGCGGCTTCGGTATCGCGGACCTT